GTGTTCATGAGGTCCCCATCCTTGGAATTGTCAATCACGTCGCCTATGGGCTTCTCTTCTTGCATGACAACTCCTTCATCCACAGCCTTACTCTCAACGTTGTATCCCTCTTCAGAGCTCCCACCTTCGGTTAGACCCTCCGTGTTGGCTTCAGCTCTCAAAGACGTGAAGCTTTGGCACAGTGAAGGCAAGTGGATATTCTCCAACATTCTGTAATAAACATCAGTACCGGGTTCGGAATCGAAGAGGGGCTTCCACGACAAGTACTCTTCTTCAAAAGGCGAGACTGTTGACAAGTCCTCTGGACACTGAGTACCACAACATTCCTCGCTAAAATGTTTATCCACGTAATCCTCATAGTCTTGCTGTTCCAACCAATCTACAGGAACCTCACAGATTCTAGCTAGTTGGAGGAACTTGGGCCGGAAGTGTTCAAAAACTCGTTTCCCATGGAAGAATAGCTCATCCATGATGCACTGAAGAACAGCTTTCATGTAGATAGGTAGAGCCTCTTTCGCGTCCGTTCTCCAGTAGAGGGGTCTCAACACGGAGCGTGGCCCTCTCACTCCCACAATCCTCTCCAAGTCAGGATTCCAATATGGAGTGGACTTCAGGAAAGTGGTCTTGCCTAGAGGCTGCAACAGCTCATTCAGATGTTCCAAGTCAGCTCTTTTTGAGGCATCTGTGACTTGCATGTTCAAATTATGAACCGTCAGGAACAAGTCACTTGGCCCCCAACCATAGGCATGGCCAAATTTATTGTTGAGGTCATCATCCCCCAATCCAATGGTAGTAACATGCTTGTTGAATTCGCCAATCACTCTAGGGCACTTAGGATTCGAGTAGAAAGAGTATCTCTTGATGATGCCACTTTGAAGAGCATTCAACAACGCAGTCAACAAGTTACCTGAGGGAAAAAACCTGGCCATATCTACAACAGCGTCCTCAACCTGGATATAACCGTAGATCCAAAGAGAACACACCATCATAGCGTACCGTAAGTCCTCTTCGCACATGCCCATGTGCTCTAGGAACATCAACAGGCCTTTGGACACGCCAGAACGCATCTCTCTCAACTGAATGTGATCATATGCGGAATAGTCAGTCGCGAAATTAGTGGGTTGTCTTGCTGATCCGGAAAATCTTCTCATTACTGGGTCCCATTCTGGACCATGAAGGTCCAGCCCCATGGCAGTCTCGAATTCCACATTTTGGGTACTGAAGAGGTGATTGATTCCTGAAAACGCTCTCCTCTCCTCAATTTGAGAGAATTTGTTGTGCACAGTAATCAATCTAGAATTCTTCGTTGGCTCTTCGGGCTCTACCTCGCAACACTCAGATTTGTGTGAAACACGGTCAACCCATCCGGGATCCACCCCTTCAGTAATCTTACAAACGCCCCTCAAATAGTCTTCGTGAAGATCGGGCTGAAGATACTTTCTGCCATTATGCGTGACGAAGAGATTCTTGGACTTTCCTCCTTCAAGAGTGCCGGCCGCCTTACTGTCCTGGATGCAGCCGAAGAAACCATCAACACCGTTGATAGCTTCCTCCGTTGTCAATAGTCTGTTCCAAGGGAACTCGGGATACTTTCCCATGTGTGCAGATACCAATGGCAGCCTGGGAACAACAAAGTCCTTGATACAATGATCCAGCAGTTTCTCATCAATGCTCGGGGTGGGCGTCGTAGAAAGAGACAACATCTTCATCGGAGCCGCCATTCTATCTTGGTTTCGGGGTTTCCAGCCTTCAAAGGCGGGACCCACAATAGCATTCACATGTTTGAAACAAGTAGTTGGGAGGGTGGTGTTCCTAGGAGAGCATTTCGTCGGAAGGGATCCATGGTACTCCACTTCAGCCACTTTGAAATCCAAGGTTCTGATGGCATTCAGATGATGGGGGACATCTATTATGGGATACTGCTTACCCCTGAACTCCAAGTCGAGAGGCGAACTTTCGGTGGTCTGAATGTAGCTCGTATTTTGCAACAGCCACTTCTCTGCCCGAGAGAGAAGCTGTTGGTCCAAAGGCTGAGCTCCTGCAGTAGGAGCGTCTTGGGGCCTTGATATGCGAGACTCAGCATTGCCAAGAACATGAAGACCAATAATAGTGGGTTTCGAGTCTAAAATCATAGGAGCCATACATTCCCCGGGTTGAGAAGGGGGACTGGGGGTTATATAGTAGATCTCAGGACTTATCACTCTGAAATTCCAAGTCATGTATTCCATGTTGTACTTTACCACTGCAGTGCTTGGATCTGACACACAAACTGTGTCCAAAACACCGTCGGCCACTATTCTGCGGACCGTCCTTTTGTCCATGTCGCTCCGAGTCCTGGGGATAATGTGCTTCATGAGATCCTTCTTTCTTTGCAACTTAGTACAGCTAAAGAAAGCAAGGTCACCTTCTATAAAACACTCCGATCTAGAAAGGTGGATTACTCTCTCTGCGACCCTCTTCGTCATCTTGATCTGGAGGGTGTCAACCCATTGGTTGGAAGCTGTTTTGCCGTCAGGGTTTGTGAACAAGTGCGCCGGGATTACCATCAAGGTTGGTCTCAAAAAGATACCTTTGGCATTTCCCCCTGATGTGGATACCTCGACTGTGTTGAACTTCACAAGGTTAGCCAATTGCTCCAAGGTAGTGCCTCCAGGAATTTCTGTGATAGTCTTGGGAATCGTGCCCAACTCCCAACTTTTCTTTCCATCAAGTGCTATCTTGGCCAAAGCTAGCGTATTAGGTTCATGCAATGGAACGACGGGAGGACTAGCCTCCGCTCTATTAAGGACTCTGCTCATTCTGGCAATGGTCTTCTTGAGAATCAAAGCAGACCCGCCCATCGCAAGTGCCTGCATCACCGTCTTAACGGCCTGCATAGATGTGGCATGTACAAGTCTCTTCAAGAACTCTTGGTCATATTGAAGGAAACGACAATAATTCATGAATTTGATCCTGAAATAGAGTATGATAAGGATGACACAACTCAGGAAGCCCATAGAGAAACTGCTTACAAAAGGATAAAGCAAGCAGAACATGGGATAGATTTTCCAAGAAGAAAGGTGTCTCAAGAAAATATATACCCCAGGTTCCAATCCGGATAACTTGTAGGCAACAAGACTCTCAGCGATCGACCACCCTGGGGGCTTAGGCATCCATACGTCTCCTCCAAAGAAGGACTCGGCAGTTTCTACTGCTGTCACTGCGTCAGAAATAGTATCTTCATCTCCCACATCTACGGCAAAAGGATTGTCAATGTCCTTATCGGTGAGTTTGCTGATGTTTTCTTCTAAGGCTACTGTGTCCAATATGGTGCTTCGCTTAGCATACTTCTTGAGCGACTCAAATACCCACTTTCTCTTGGAGGCAAAGTCTTCTTCATCCAAATGTCTATCGCAGTCACATCCCACTAAGGGATTCTTGCACAGGTGACAAATTTCATAGTCCTTTGGACTGCAGTTCCGGTCACATCCTGCAAATTGGGCTATGAAATGCTCCCTCACATGGCCAAAGACAGCAATCCACATTTCCTTACCTCTCAAGGCAGTACTGGAAACACTATGGGTGAATCTGGTGTTGTCAGCTCGGTCCATTGTGTATCTCGTTCTTCTATACGCTATGTAGGGCGGAAGAACTGTCTTGTCCTTCTGAGCGAAATAGTCAGGGAATCTCCTCTTGGCTTCTTCAATATTGAATTTTCCTTCCTGCATGAGACCTGGGTCAATCTCCGTCTTGTAGCAGTAGCCGAATCTGCGCGTTATGGACTCTGCGCAAACGCTTTTCATTTGACAATTGAAATGCCAGGTGTTCCCAGTAATGCCTCCAAAAGAAGCAGCACATTTGTCATTCTTCTCTTCCAGGGCAGCCTTAACCAAGGTGGTACTATTCTTGTTGATGAACCTGATTAGGGCAGCACCGGGGGATTCTTTTAACCAGGCATCAACGACGTTCCCTAGATCATCAAAATAAATGCAAGTAGTATTGAAGTTGATG